TCCTCGGCTTGCCTACCTCTGCACAAGTTTACGCTACGTTAAAACAGCGTACTCTGAAGAGTGGGGTCGTGGAAACGCGTTTCCGCGTCGTTTTCCCCGTAATGGAAGCCATCGCCGGCCAGAACACTGCCGGTTACACAGCTTCTCCTAAGGTTGCGTACGAAGACTCTTCTGAAGAGGTTACCTACTCCCATCCGCGTAGTACTGCGGCTGGGCGTAATACCTGTCTTCAGACCCTTCGGAACGCCTTGAACAACGTCAGTACGACGGTGACCCCGATTGCTGCGGGTCCCGTTCACGATGCTGCTGTGAACTTGTTCATGCCCACCTAATCGCAACTAGCTCTGAAAGGACTACCATGAACCTTATCGGTTCGAAGTACATACCTGATCTTTATCAGATCCTTGGTCATCCGGCCGCAGAGTTGGACACGGAGCAAAGTAATGAAGTATTTGCACACGTGGCGATTGAGTTGCTTTCACGGGTCGACTGCACGGCACACCCAGCGTGGTATTTCATCGCTCGATGTGTTATTAGCAGTGATTTTAGTGCTTTGTGTCTCGGTGGTCCTGATGTTCTGGATCCAGAGAGCCTCGCCAGCCTCACAGCCAGCGATGTATACCTCCTCAGACAATGTTACGCGCTCTTTTCCAAGAGAGACGACATTGAACTCGAGTTGGACCGCAGAGCCTGCGCCCTAGAGAAATTTAGGGTTGCAGAGGACTCGTGTCGTAGGACGAATGCGCTGTTTACCGCTTGGAGTAGGGGTGATTCAAAATTCTCCCCTATCGTCGAGTCAGTATTACATATGGCTCGTCGGAAAATCTCCGACTTACTCGGTTCATACCGAGAGGACGGTAGCGCACCTAGTCTTGATGACTTAAGGCCGAGGTTCGGGCCTGGGGCGTCGACGCAAACCCCTAAAAAGAACGCTTGCATTGCCGTTAAGCTTCGGCAAACGCCAGCCTGTAGCGACAACTTGGATAAGCCGGGGCTCTTATTCCGGCACCTGCCCTTTACGGGTGGGTCCCAAGGTGGAGATTACCTTACCTTCAATGTTGAGGAGGCGGTAGTTTCCTTTGTCCCCAAGAATGCTAAGATTGATCGTGCTATATGCACGGAGCCTCAAATGAACTCTATGTGGCAACTCGCACTTGGAGACATCTTAGCAGACCTGCTACGGCGGGTCGGTATCGATATTAGAGACCAGAGCAAAAACCAACATGCTGCTTTCCACGGCAGTGTGATGGGTACGCTTGCGACGCTTGATCTGTCGATGGCCTCCGATACAGTGTCCTATCTACTAGTTGAGCACCTCCTTCCAATGGAGTGGTTTGACTTGATATGCTCTTTTCGTTCTGCGAGAGCAGTTCTGCCTGACGGATCTTCTCTTAGTCTTGAGAAGATATCATCAATGGGAAATGGCTTCACTTTCCCCCTAGAGACCTTGATATTCTGGGCTCTAGCGCAGAGCGTTACGGACCTGGCCGCAACTGGTTGGTTGGAACAAGTTTCCGACTACCGGGTACCTAGACCAACCGAGAAGTTGGTTTTGGTTTATGGCGACGACATTGTTGTTCCTGTCGAAGTCGCCCTCCCGCTCATCGATGTTCTGAATGAGCTCGGTTTCTGCACGAACTCTGAGAAGAGCTTTGTGCGGGGGCCATTCCGGGAGTCTTGCGGTACTGACTACTTTCTTGGCACCAACGTCCGGCCTGTGTTTCAGACATC